GTAAGTAATGCCCAGAGAGTACGCAGTCGATGGTGACGAAGGGTTCATCGGCTTGAACTCTAGGGACAACCCGGTCAATCTGGGCAAGAACTTCGTCTCCAAGGCTCAGAACATCCGTATGGATCGTGGCGTTGCCACTGTCCGTAAGGGTGCTGAACGCATCACGGCTGGCGCTATCGTAGGTCAGGCTATCTACGGGGCTTGCTCCTATACCACCTCCACAGGGGAGGAACTCATCATCGTGGTCGTTGCTGACGGCCTGTACAGGTACACCCCTGACACCGAAACCCTGTCCGCTAAGGTCACATTCCCCGGCCATATCAACGGCGCTACATACTCTGGCAGCGGAACGACTGTCACGGTCACAAAGGCGGCTCACGGGCTGATTGCTGGCACTAAACTGTTCGTAAACACATCCGTCGTCGGCTATGGTGGCATCGTTACGATTACCGCCGTAACCACGAATACCTTCACCTACACGATCCCGGTATCGAAGCCGTCTGGTACAGGTACTGCCACCTACAACGCCACGAATTTCATCGAACCTGAGGACGAGGTTGAACTCTATCAGGCCAAGGGAATCGGCTATGTGTACATCTTGCGCGGCTTCAGCAAGTCCGTCCTGCGTTGGGATGGGGCTACGACTATCGAGGCTCCCGATGTGCATACGCATCACAACTACCCGGAAAGCCGTCACGCCCTGTACTACGGCAACAGGCACATCGTCCAGACTGACCGCAATACCATTGAAGTAAGTCATTACCTTCAGGATAACCATTGGTCGGCGCTGGATGTGTTCACCATCAATGACGGCAGTTCTGACACCCTCGTAGCCGTAGCCCCTTGGACGCTGAACGAGTTCGTCATCTTTATGCGGAACAGCATCTTCTACGCCGCTGCTGGCGTGGGTGCTAACGCCTCTGGTGATCCTGCACAAGAATCGGACTCTTACATCAAGTCACTTGCAACGGACATCGGTTGCATCGCCAAGGGGTCTATCGTACAGGCTGGTGGCGGCATCATCTTCCTGTCCGACAACGGCGTGTACATCCTTAACCCTGCCGGGGCTGGTAACGGCGCGGGCAATACTCCAGAGGGGATGCGACTCTTGACCATCTCGGAACCGCTGTCTGCGCCTATCTCCGATGTCATCGCCCGAATCAACTTTAACTCCGTAGACAGGTCTGTCGCCGCGTACTGGGAGAACAGGTACTACCTAGCCGTACCTCTGGACGGCAGCACCGTGAACAACGCGGTCTTGGTGTACAACTTCCTGAACAAGGCTTGGGAGTCCGTTGACACTTATAACCCGAACCAAGCCATCGAGGACTTCGTCATCGCCAAGAAGGGGAACCGCCGCCGTATGTTTATGGTGGACGAAAACCAAGGCTTGTTTCTTCTTGAGGAACTTGACTGGGACGAATTTGATAACGCCACCGGGACACCTGAACTGCCGTTCTACATTCCGGCTACACTAAGTCCTCTTGCCTTCCAGCCGATCCAGATTGACGCTGAACTGATTACAAGGGCTTACTCGTTCCAGACGAACAGGGAGAAGCGTTTTTCCAGTTTTCAGGCCGATGTTGAGTTTACGGCTGGTAGCGCTGTAGACATCTCATTTATCACGGTAAACCCTGATAGTGATACGCTTATGACTTCCTACGGCTCTGATTCTTCCGAGGATGTCACGCTTCGTATCCCGGCTCGCAAATCGGGCTATTACTCGCAAATTAAATTTGAATCCAAAAACCTTCGTCCGGTAATCAGGTCGGTGACTGTCGAGGCTATCATCCCCGGACATATGACTCAATCTACTAAATAAATGGCTCAATTCCAATCCCCAGAAACCTATGTCGATGGGCAGCAAGTTACTGCTACCCGTCTGAATAACCAGACCAACGGGGCTATTGCCCTTCCGGGTCTAATCACAGACCAGACGAACATCACGGCTAACACAGTTGCCTCTGGCGACTCTGTGCTGTTGTACGACCTGTCTGCCACGGCCTTGCGTGAGGCTAATGTCTCTGATGTGCTTGGGTCTAATGTGCCTGTCACGACCTCCGCTGTCACGGGTGGCGCGAACAGCGACATCGTTCTCACGCCTAATGACGGCGCTATCGTCACCGGGCAAGCGTACACATCTGGAGACGGCCTGACTGTCACTGTCACTTCTACGGCTCACGGCTTAGTGGTTGGACAGGTCATCCTGATCACAGCCGCCGCTACTGGTTACAACGGAACATTCCGGGTGGCTACCGTTGCTACGAACTCGTTCACCTATGTGATGACCACGGCGGCTACGCCCGGGTCTAGCACTCTTTCGTACACCAAGAAAGGCACTATCAGGAACGCAGGAAACGAGTCTGTCGCCGGAAGCCTCTTTGTTGCTGGCTCTGCTGTAATCTCTGGGGCTGCTGCGCTGACTGGTGCTACGACTATCTCTGGTGCTGCGACTGTCTCTGGTGCGACTACTGTATCTGGGGCTTTAACATCAAGCGGGACTGCTAACTTCACTGGAACGCTTCAGTATAAGTCTACGCCTATTTTTGGTCTTTACGCTGTACAAGTGAACCCTATTTCTGCATTGGCGTCCGCTGGTAGTGGAAGTACTGCAACTGTTTATTCCAGTTTAAATACAAATGTCCGTGGGGCTGGTGGTACAGATTGGTGGCTTACACAAGGACATACACATTATAGCGAAACTATTGTTGTTCCTTCTGGAGAACTTTGGACTGTTGAATACAGCCCTATTGAGATTGCTAGAGACTCTGATGACAATATTAATTTTGTTTGTTTAAAAGATGGAGTTCCTTTTGCTGGCACTAATATAAATACGCCTATACTTCAGTATTCTCATTTTACAACTCACGCTTTTTACACTCTTTCATCTGGAACTCATCTGTTCCTTTGGAAATCCGTAATTATAAACGGAAGCGGGGGAGATGTTATTTATGTCGATGTCTTTGGAAACTGCACTAGAAAAATACATAAATACAAGACCGCCTGATGCTCCTGTCTGAACTAGCCTCCTTCATTGATGCGAACCGCTACAAGGGTCGCAGGGAGGCGTTCGGCATAGATGACACCAAGAACTACCTCCGCTGGGCGTTCCTGCACGACTACCTGTTCGTAGCCTTTGACGAAGGCCGGATCGCCGGGGTCGGGGTCGCCTATCCTATCGGAGAGCCTTACACCGGGGACGAGTCTGCCCTCAACCCTGACTTCAAGGTTCAACCCATCGAGGAGGCTGGCAAAGACTTGTGCATTATGGACTGGTGCGCCCTGAACGCCGCAGGCCGTATCAGCCTGATTTGGAAGTTCCGGCAACGCTACCCGAACTGGGAAAACCAGAAGAAATGGGCAGTCCAATTCGACAAGGTGGTCGAAATCTCTAACAAATATATTAACCTAATCCACACAATCTAATGGGAGGAAAAGCCAAAGTCCCTGCTCCTAATCCGGAAGCAGACTACCAGCAGTATCTAGCCGAGGGTCGTAATGCCCTCCGAGCGCAGGCCGAACTGTTGCCTATGCAGGCGCAGATGGAGGAGCGTCTTGCCCCGCAACTCATCAATACCCGGATGGCTGGCCTCAGGGCGAGCGCCCAAGGTCTTATGGGGTTGTATGGCGACCTCTACGAGCCTGCCCAGCAGATGCAGGAGCGTTATGGAGCCGACCAGTTGGCTATGCTTGGCAAGGGTGGTCAGATGGCTACTCAGGCTGCCCTTGGCTCCCTTGACCCAACGACCCGGGGTATCTACGAGACCTTCGGCCAGCAGGCTTTGACCGACCTTCAGGCCGGATCCAGTCTGAACGACCAAGAGACGACTCAAGCCCAGCAGGCTGCCCGTGCTGCCGCCGCCGCCCGTGGTGTCAATTTCAGCCGTCAGGGTACTGACCTTGAAATCCTGAACACCTACAATATGGGTCAGCGCCGCCTTGCCCAGCGTCAGGGCGTAGCCCAGCAGGCTTACCAGATGGGTGTTGGTCAGCAGCAGATTGGTCTTCAGGGATTTCTCAACCCTGCCTTCGCCGCCTCCCAGCAATTCGGACTTGCAGGGCTGGCTGGCAGTGCTAGTGGTATGTATGCCGATGTCGGCACTTCGCCGTTCCTCACCCCCGAGTCCCAGTATATGGCTAATATCCGAGCGAACCGCATCCAAGCGGCAACAAGCGTTCAGGCTGCAAATGCTCAGAAATCTGGTGCTATTGCTGGCGGCGTTCTGAGCGCAGTAGGCTCTATCGGTGGTGCTTATGTTGGGGCTGTTATGATCTAATGACAAAACTAGACCAAGCAATTCAGTCTGTAAAGCAGAGCCTTAGCCTTTCTAAGTCTCCTGTTATCGCTTGGTCTGGTGGCAAGGACTCGATGGTCTTGCTTGATATCATTAAGAACAAAATCGGGATCAAACTTCCCGTGTTCCTGTTCAGGGAGCCTTGGCAGCCTAAAAAGTATCAATTCCAAGACTCTGTTATCCGTGACTGGGAATTGGAGTGCTACTCTTGGCATCCATTCCATTCCGCTTTCCAGCAGACCGGGGACGAGTTTGAGGTTCAGCATTACTATCGCTTCGATACCACTATTGTGACCTGTCCGTCCGGCATCACGGAAGTTGTCGAAGGGAAGCCTTGGGCTTGCGCTATTGATATGGCTAACCGCCCTAAACAGCATAGCCTTGTCTCTGGTTGGACTGACATTTTTATCGGACATAAGGCTTGCGACTCAGACCCGATTTATGGTGGCGATGCCGGAACACGGATTGATGTTCGTGTGGTTCCCGGTCAGGCCACTATGCACTTCCCCCTAAAGGACTGGACGCACGATGATATCTGGGAGTACATCGTACAGAACGACCTTCCTTGGGATAAGGATCGCTACGAAGTTTCCAGTGACGGCAAGTTCTCAGAGCGCAAGGATAAGACCAAGAACGCAGACTATATCAATGCCTGTGTCGCCTGTGTGGACAATAGGCCGGACGCTGCTAAGTTTGTCTATTGCCCTAAATACAAAGGATACATCGAAAACTGCTCATCTCGTCTTTCTTGGTCTGACCAGACAAAACCCTCCTATATGAACGACTAACTTTATGGCATCTCCTTTTGCAAAATATCAGTCTGAACAAGTTCAGCAGATGGCTCCGGGCTTCGTTGAAGCCTATGGTCGTGCTGGGGCTTCTATCGGTCAGGGCATTGCTAACATTGGTTCTAGTGTCGCCAAGGGCATTGAAATTTATGGACAACAGCGCAAGGAAGAAATCGCTACCAAGGCTAAACTTGCCCCGTATATCCGTAACGATGATCGCATCATCGCCACGGAAGGAATGATTAAGTCCGGCCTCCTGACCAAGGCTGATGACGGCACTGTCGTTGTTTCTGCCCAGTGGGATCAGTATGCCGACAAGAAGGGTCTTGCCAAGTACATCGACTTCTACAACCAGACTGGCGGTGACGGCAGCAAGTTGTCGGGTGATGCCCTGATTGAGTTTGCTGGCCGATTTGAGGGCGAACAGAAGTTCATCGCCGAGAAGGCTGCCAACGCCAAGACTAAGACTGAGAATGAACTCAAGCAGGCTCAGATTGCTAAGTTGAGGGCAGAGGCTGCTGCCAAGGCTTCCGAGGTTGGACTTGCCGCGGATATTATGAAGGGGTTTGCTGGTGGAGAAGCACCAGACTCGCCGACTGCTGGGATTAACCTTGTCTCAAATAACGAAATCACCGCTCCTCCCGCTACATCTGCTCCTGTCGGGGTCACTAAGGCTCAACCAACGGTTCCGGGAGTTGCAGCCCCGGCGGCCGCAGCCCCGGCTGCTGAACCTGAGCCTGCTGTATCTGAAGCCCTTACGGAAGGGACTAAGGCTGCTCAGGCTGCAAAGGCTCCGACTTCTGCCGACTTCGATAAATACGGATACCCAAAGAAGGCTGCCGCCGCGCCTGCTTCCGCTCCGGCTCCGACTTCTGCCGACTTTGACAAGTACGGCTATCCTAAGCAAAAGGCGGCCGCCCCCGCCGAGCAGCCTGCCGAACAGGCTCCAACCGCCGAGGCTCAACTTGACCAGCAAATCACCCCGGCTGGCACTCCGATCCCTGAGACCTACGATGTCGCTGCCGAAAGCGTGGCTGTCAAGGAGCGACTGGACAAGGTTACTGCTGACCGCGAGGCCGTCCGTACCAAGTACGCCACAGAACGCACACGGAATGCCGCAACAATTGCCCGTCAGAATGACGCTGTTAAGGCACTTACCCTTATTAACCCAACTAAGGGTACTGCATTAAAGTCATTCCTTGATAATAGCGTCAAGTTCCAGAACGAGGCCGAAGCCCGTGAACTCAAGGCTCTGGACGAGAAGGAGGCTGCCATCACCCGCGACTTCGCCAACTATCAGGCTGCCGACAAGGCACAGAAGGCGGCAAAGACTGAAGCCCGTCTGGAACGCACAGAGGTCGCACAGGTTAAGAAAGACGAAACAAAGGCCGCCGCAGATATCCGTGAAGCAAAGAAACAGCGCCTGTCTGATTACCCAAGATATCAAGTCTGGAATCACTTGGGTTCTAATATGCCCATTGATAAGAAGACAGGGCTGGCTTTGGATCCTGTTGACTTCGATATTAAGTCCCTAGACCCAAGCGCCAAGATTGCCGTAAGCGAAGCCAATGAAGGTTACAATAAGGCTGTCGAGTTTATGGTCAATCTAGACAAGACACTGGCCGAGCGTGTAAAGGGTGATCAAGGCTGGGCTGGACGATTCCGTCTGACTGCTGATAATATGAAGAACTACTACTCGGGTGAACTCGCAAGCGTATTCGGCGTTGCTACATTCCGAAGAGGCATCGTCTCTGGTGGTAACTTCTCCGATGCTGACCGAGAGTTCGTGAAGCAGGCCATTACCTACATCAATAGTGCTGCTCTAGACCTGAAGCCAGAAGACCTCAAGGCATCTCTTGATGCTCTTGCTGTGTTCGTGAATAATATGTATGTCCGTACACTTGAGAGCAATGATATGACATTTGACTCTAAGGGAGCGATTGCTCAGGCCGAAAAACTTGAGGCTGCTGGAATGGAGGACAAGGCTGCTACGATCAGGGAAACCGTTGAACGCAGCAATACCTTCTACAGCAGGTTTGGAATGAAACCTCCGGGTGGAAACCGTAAATCTTACGATAAGGCGGCAACTCTCGCAGCATTTGACTTGCTTTATCCTAAGATGAAAGCGAAAGGCTTCCTCAAAGAAGCAGACGAATCTAAGTAATGGAATCTCCCACCACGCTCAAAGCCCAGTCTGACGAAGGGGCTTACCCGATTGAACCCTTCGCCTACAAACTGCCGGACGGGACTCAGGCGGGGGCGATGTACTCCGATGCCCAGTACCAGCCCGGTACGCCGGAGTATACGCTGCGTAGCAACGAGCAGTACAAGGCGGTAAATCAGAGCCTGTTCCGTGCGTTTGAGCGTAGTGATGTCACTCAGAATGAACTGGGCGCTGGCGCTGTTCCTAGCCCTAGTAGCCTAGTTCTTTACGACTTTACCCGTAACATCAAGGGCAGCCTGCCGGAAGGTGCTAACACGAATCAGGACGCTGCGTGGTATGTCCTGAACACGATGCGCCCGCAGGTTCGTCACGATGCCAAGTATGTCTACGGCAAGATTGCCCCGGTCATCAAGGCTCAGATGGATGAGGCTGAGAAGACGGGACAGGCATTCTATCCTGCCGACCTGAGCAACGAGCAGATCCTCGGCATCGCCAAGCAGGCCGGGGTAGACCCTTGGGTCGTTGCCCGGATGGTCGCCGAAGAGGGCGAGGTCGATGCCCGCAAGGCCACCAAGACCTACACGATGGGCATCCTGCGCCCGATGGTCGATATGCTGGATGTCAACTCCCAGTACGGCCAGCAGGTCTTCAACGATCCAGTCAGGGAGATGGAAGGGCTTACCCGTGAGCAGCAGCGTAAAGCCTTCCTCTCGGCTGTCCGCTGGAAGGAGTACCACGGCGAATCGTTCCTTGGCAGCCTTGCCGAGGGCATCGTCAACTTGGCCGCCGAGGGTGGTTATGCCGTTGGAGGCTTTGTCGAGGGTGGTGTCGGAGCGATGATTGCTACTGGCAGTGAAGGCGATGTATTGCTGGAAAATGGCCGCCGGGTGCTTTCCGACAACTGGCTCCAGAAGCCTAAGGAGTATCAGGACGAGGCTAACTCCGTGCTTCAGCGCGCTCACGAACTTGCCAAGAAGTACGGCAAGGAACTGACCGAGGCCGCCAATGCTGATGAAGACGGCACTGCTTTCGCCGCTACCCTTAACGGACGATTCGGTCAGTACGCTGACAAAGACGACATCGAGACATTCCAGAGGCTATCTGAACTGAAGCGCGAAGGTGCTTTCCGTCCCCAGATGTCTTGGGAGCGACTAGCCAACTTTGGTGAGGGCGTGTTGAACGCAGCCCCGAATATGGTCAAGATTTTCAACCAGTCCCTCGATCCTACCTCTGCGTTCTTCAAGACAGAGGCTATGTTCAAGGGTATGGCTGGTCACCCGGGTCGTGCGTATGTTGATTACATCAGGGGTTCAACCGCATACCAGCAAATGGAGGCGGCCAAACTGGACGAGAATATCGACCTTTGGCTAGAGAATACCCGTGACGCTCAGGGTGACGGCGAGTCAATGACTGGCTTCTTCTACCGAAAGGCAGCCGAAGGAGTAGAGGCTACAATCGGCGAGGGCGCTCTTTCTGGTTCTCTTCGCGAAGGCCAGCGGGCTGCCGGAGGCATTATGCAGGAGAAGGAACTCATCCAGTCTGCCGCTCTGGCCGACCCTGTGATGACTGTCCTTGGTGGCCTCAAACTGCTCGGGGTCGGAGCCAAGGCTGCCGCCGCCCAGAAGGCTCTCGGTGGCATCCGTGCCGGGCTTCAGGAGGTAACGGCAGAGGCTGTCTCACTCCGTGCCAGCGCCAACACAACAAGCAAGGTGTTTGATGCCGCCGTGGCCGATCTCCGCGTCAAACTGGAGGCCGCCCTTCCGGGTGCTAAGTTCACGGATGACGACATCATCGGTCTGGCTATCGGTGACCGCAAGTCCATCATCGGACAGTCTCCTGCCGCTCAGGTAGTCCGTAAGGAAATCGGTACGACCATCGCCAAGAACAAGGGTCTCGCCAAGCGTGTCAACGAACTTACTGGTAAGTTGGACGAACTGCCTGACGATGTGAAGGGCATCGAGAAACTCCGCGCCCGTCCTGTAGGCGGTGCTGTGATTCAGGGCGGCGGCTACCTTGCTCAAGGTGGTGCTGCTCCATTTAACGCTATTGCTAACCTCCTCGATGTTGAGCGTTCCACGGCAAAGGGGTATACTGTCCGCAGGATACTCGGAACAGCCTCCCGCAAGATTCTTAGCGTTCCTGCCGTAAGTGGTACTGCTAGTGCTGCGTTTCTCGGTGCTGCGTTTCTTTCTGGGGATGTATCCACTGCTGCAATCGCTGGACTTGGTACTGCTATTGGTACATCTAGCGTTGGATTCCTGCTTCGTCCTGACACGCTTCGCCTCATCGGCGGCACACTTGCTCAGGCAGGACGACTAAACAAGGCCATCGGCGCTAACATCGCCAAGGGTCAGCAGTACGGCGAGTCTACATTCCTCCGTGGAGCCATCGATATGGAGGAACAGGCCCGCAAACTTTTCCAGACAGTTCCTATGATGCCGGGTGTCATCCGCACAGCCGCACAGGAAGCAGCCCTCGCTAAGGCAACAATGCTTGCCGATGACGCTCAAGTGCTTCGCCGTATGCATAAGGCTGGCCTTGAAGACGCGATGATGAACACCACCCGTGTAGTCTGGGAGGACGGCCTTATCGCTGGCGGCACTGGCGCTTTGCTTGCTGGACTGAATGACACGGACGCTTACGGCGCTGGCGCTGGTATGGGCATCGGGTTCTCCGGGTTCTTCCGAGCAGCCAACCGCCTATATCAGATTACCCCAAAGGGTGCTGATCCCTATCACAATCGAATTGTACTAGGCGATGTCGCCACCATCGCACAGCAGGTCAAAGACCCTGCCCAGCGAGCCAATATGCTGGCTTTCCTTGGAGACTCTGGTGCTGACTCGGCTGGGTACATTCGCCGTGCTGGCATCGTCCGTGACCTGTATATGTCCACCCGTGGACAGATTAAGTTCGTCCGTGGTACTGAGTTTGAGGCTGCCACGATTCTGACAAGTTCTCCTGAGGCCGAGGCCAATATGATTATGTCCGAGGCCGCCGCCCTGCACCCCGGAGATCCCGTCAAGGCCAAGGAATATGCTGCCCAGCGTAAGGCTCAATTGGACAAGTCTCGCGAAGCCAAGGATAGGTCTACCTACCTTAAGGGCAAGGTAGACGAGAATCTGGCAAACATCGATAACCTTAAGCGTTCGATGGCTGCCGTTGATGCCGAAATCGCAAAGCAGCAGGCCATCGTTGATGACGAGAAGGTCAACTGGACTGACACCAAGAAGGCTGACGCGAACAAGATTAAACTCGACCGACTGCTCCAGCAGAAGTCTGAGTTGCAGGCCAGCCTTGAGGTAGCCGGAGAACAGACCACTGTACTTACAGGGGACTACAACGCCGCCCTCGGCGAGTCCAAGGTCGAGATTCCTTTCCGTCCGTATGAGTCCCGTGCGCTGCCGGACGGCTCCACGGCTCGCTCCGTTGCCAACGGCTTTTACATCGTTGACGGCCCTCAGGGCAAGAGCGTCTACCTGAACATCGACAACATCGACAACATCGGTGCTGTCTCGGAAGGTATGCACGCCCTGCTGGCTGACTCGGCCGCAGAGAGCCTGATGCCTGATATGGTCAAGATGCTCCTTGAGCCGACTGGCGACTCTTCTGGTCGCGCCGTTCCCAAGCAGGTTTCTGAAGCCATCCTGACCGCCTACTCCGACTCCCTTCCCCCTGCACAGCGAGCCAAGTTTGATGCTGAGTACCGCAACGGCCTAGACCTTTACAGCAAGTCCGGAAACAAGGATATCTCCGGTGTCGTTGATCCTCTCCGTGAGGCGATGACTTGGATGCTGTCTGCCATTGACCTGTCCAAGCGTCCGGGCTACCGCCCCGGCCTCGCCACTCCCCCGGGCAAAGCCGCTTCTGCCACGACCAACTGGAGCGCGGTGAAGAAGACCCTGTTCGGCGAGCGAACCCTGTCTGACAATGTGGACAAGGCGCTCAAGAATATGTTCGACCCTGTCTATGGGTCGTTCACCCGCAAGAACGCCGCCAACATTATGACGCAACTGGAGGCTTCTGGTATGCGTTTCGTGGAGTCCGGTGACGGCACTCTGCGTGGTTATTTCCTGAACGAGAACAATGAGATCGTCCGTTCTGCCGTTCTGGACGCTTTCTACGAAAGGCTCGTAGATGTCACTGGCGGCAAGGGTTCGCTGACAGTCCGACCCATCAACCTGTACGACCCGATGATTCCTGTCGAGCAGCGTATCGACTTCATCAAGCGCAACGGGATGGATTGGGTGCTGGACGAGCGTGGCAACATTATGTCGCCCGAGCAGGTAGGTGCTAAGTCTGACGGCTTTGTCCGCTCGATGGAAGACAGCCTTAACGCTATCCCTGAGGGTGAGCGCGGTATGGAGGTCTACACCGATGCTGACGGCAATGTCATCCGCACAGGAATCCCGTCTCAAGTCGAGATTGCCGCTATCGCTAACAACCCGAATGTGCCGCAGTCCATCAAGGACAACTTCATCACGATCCTGAAAACCATCGGGTCTGGCGAGTCTAAGGCAGTCCTGACGGCTGAGTACAGCAATGTGTTCTCTGTCAATGTAGAGGCTATGACGGCTCACCGACTTCGCATCGGCAAGGACATCGCTGGCAAGACCGAGACCCGTCATATCGTGCCTTTGGCCTTCACAATGGGCGAAGCGCCTATCTATGACTCCAAGGGCAACAAGGTTAAAGTCAAAGACCCGGTGACAGGCCAGATGACAAACGCCAAGCAGCGTGTCGTCCGTGTCCACGGCTTCGACACTCAGGCGTTTCAGCGTTCCGTAAACCAGTCCTTCAGCGGCGGCCTCTACACTCTTGATGAGGCTGGCAAGCGTACCTACCTGAAAGACCCGGCTGGCAAGGATTACACGGCGACCTACCTCCGCAGCCTGTTCGGCACTGATGGCGACTTCCATAACGCGGCAGCCCTGTGGATGAACCACTACTACAAGGCTGGCCCGCTAGACCCGACTGCCGCGATCCCGATGAAGGACGGCGCTCCCCGGGATATCAACCCGGTGTCCGCTGAAATGCTTGATCCGCAGAACCCTGTCCGTGGTGCTGCGATGCGTGATGCCCTGCGTATCATCTACCAGTTGGAGTCAGGCAAGAAGCGTCTCGGCTGGGTGGAGCAAAACCGCCAGACCAACACGGCCAATGGTTTCGCCATCCGTGGCACTAACTTCCCGCTGTCCGACTTCCGTCTCGACCAGTTCGGCCCGCTCAAGCCTAACGGCCAGACGCAGTTTATCGACCAGCGCGCCGTCACTAGCGGCCAGTTCGTGATGTCCGTCCGGGGCTGGGACATCCAGAAGGTTCCGCTCGTCAAGGGTATCCCTGCGATGAACATCAAGACTGTCTTCGACCTCGGTGGCGGCAAGTATCAGAACGGCCTCGATGTCGGAGTCACCGAAGTCCGTGTCCACCCGTCCCTGTCTGAGGTCAAAATCTTCACGGGCAAGACATCCACCAGAGAAAAGGTCATCTCGTACACGCTCGGTGACGGCAAGATCGTCCAGAGCAACAGCCTTGAGATGCGTAATGTCATCGCTGAGATTCGCGAGAAGATTGGCTCCCGTGAGGATGCCGCCTATGTCGATTCCATCCTGAACCAGTGGCGCTATGACCGAGACAAGCCGCTCCCGGCCACTCAGGCTCAGGCTCCGAAGGCTCAGTCTAACCTATTCCTTAGCGAGAAGGTTACGGACATCAATGACTTCAACGGAATCATCGGTGGCCTATATCAGGAGCAGGGTGGCAAGGTTCCCCCGTCTGTGGCTAAGTTTATCGCCGATGAGGCTATGGACATCATCGCCAATGGTGCTACGCCAAACGAAGTGGTCAGAAGGCTTATTGAGCGAGCAAACACACGAAAGGGTTTTGGTGGAGTTACAGCCGAAAGGATGCGCCCCATCATCGACCATCTCAAGGAACTAAGCACGACCATCTGGGAGGCTGAAAGTAAGCAGACAATCGCATACGAAGTTCCAAGCAACACGATGCGGCTTGAGACAATTCATAATTTGTTTCAATTTGGAAAGTTTACTGGTGGCCGTGGTGTCATCGAGTCGGCAGCCTACGCCTTCAATAAGGAGAATCCTGCTGGCACATTTAAGAACAACAAGGAGTACCTTGAAGCCTTCCGTAAGCATATGGAGGCAAAGGAGACGGATATTGGCGGCCTTGAGGGAGATGAGTTCACCAAGGCTCAAAAGGACTACACGACTACGATGGAGGCCATTGACCGCGCCGAACAAAACCTCAAGAATGAAGCCCCGCAACTCTGGGAGGAAGCCCCGGCTGCTGAAGCGGCCGGAGGAACTGGTGCTGTCATCAACAATATCGATGACATTGTTGCCAATGGTGCAGGCAAGGCATCCGTTTCTATCGGAGGAAAGGAAGTCGCCTTCGACAAGTTCGCAGTTACAATCGATGGAACTGATGCCAGCGTTGCCTATGTTGAACTTCAGGACAAGACACAGACAGGCAAGGGAATTGGCAAGCAGGCTTATATCGCCCTAGGAAACCAGTTGGCTGAAAGGGGCATCACACTATCCTCAAGCGGATCCCTGCTGGCTGAAGGCAATAAGTTGTGGCTAAGTCTTGTCCGTGACGGCTATGCCGTCCGTAAGGGCAATGGCTATGCGTTCACTCCTAAGGAGACTGCACCTGCCGCACCCGGTGAACCTGCCGCTCCTCAGGGTCGAGACATTACCCCTCGCGCCGGAGAAGCACCCGAGGCTCCGTATATGACTCCGGAGGAAATCGCGGCTACCAAGGAGTTCCGCGTAGGCACGGACGGCAAGATCACCCGCGTTACAGAAAAGGAACGCACCGAGGCCGAGCGTTGGAGGCTTCGATACAAGGCTATCCTTGAGAAGCGCAAGGCCGAGGCTCTCGACCAAAAGCAGACGCTCAACGAGAACGAGAAGAAGCGCCGGGCTATGGTCAATCAAGTCCGTGATAAGGCTGCCGCTGAGATTGATGCAATCGAGCAGCGCGCCGCCTACTGGCGTAGCGAGGCCAAGAAGAAGGCTGCTGCCGATGCCAAGGCCGCCAAGGAAGCCCAGAAGGAAGCCGACCAACTTCAGGCTCAGGCCGATGCTCGCCGGATCGCCTTTGAGCGCGCTTACGACAAGGCTCGCAATGCGGCCGATGTTAAACTGAGCGAAACCAACAAACTCATTGATGTCGCCCTGTCTTCTGACCAGCCGCTCATCGCCCCGGGTCTTATCCTCGTAGACCCTGCCCGGATGACCCTTCAGCCGTTCCGGATGGCTGTCGCCACGGACACAGCCGTCACGCCCTCGGCCACGACCCGTACTGGTATTCTGTACCTCCGTAATGTAGCCGGGTTTGAATCCAACACGCTGGCCTTCCAGCAGGCATTCGCCAACTACCTGTTCGCCGATGGCATCGGCCGTGGTAAGGCTATCGCCGGGGAAGCCTTCCGAGGCCCGATGGCTGCCCAGCAGGGCATCAACCTGATTAACAGCCGTATGTGGGTTGCCGAGAAGTCTGGTGGCCGCCTGCTCCGCGAGTACCGCAACGCCGACAAGGCTGCTGGCAAGGATCTCGTCACCTACAAGGTGTACGGCGCTAACGGGATGCTCATCAAGCAGACCAATGCTGCGGCCGATGCTGTGGAGGCGATGGAGAATCTTGAGCGCCGATTCCTGAATACCGCCGGGGTCGGGGTGCTGAAGGTAAGCCCGCTTGAGGCTTCCCAGAACTACCTCGATGCAGCCACGACTGCTCCTGCCACAGGCCGTCCCAAGGCTAATGTCTACCGCGCCGAGGAGAACATTATGCAAATCCAGAATATGGAACGCTACCGAGGAGTTATGCCTTCCCGATGAGACTTGCCTTTATTAGCCTCTGGCTTGCCCTTGCAGGCTGTTCCACGACTGAAACGCCCAAGCCCCCGCCTGTGGCTGTACCCACCCCTCAGAGCCTCGGCACTCTGGGAAACAACATCGACAAGGGTGACTCCAAGGTGGCCTCTGCCGTGACTGTTATGATTGAGAACAGCGATAAGCCTCCCGTAATTCAGTCCGAGGGCAAGGTGGCGCTGGCTCATTTACCCAAGCCCGAGCCTACAGACCTGAACGCAGCCCGCACCCGGGCGGCCGCAGCCGATCCCAAGGCATATGATGCCGAGGTAGCCAAGGCCAAGTCTTGGCTGCTGGGTATCGAGAAGGAATGGAACGAGGCCGTCAACCAGTCAAAGAAGAACGCCGATGAACTTGTCCAAGCCCGCAAGGATCTGGACACCGCCAAGAAAGAAGCGGCCGCCCTCAAGGCCGAGATCAAGAAGGTCAAGGACGAGGCCGACAAGAGCCTCTGGACTATGGCCGGGGTGGGTCTGTTCGTCTGCGGGGTTCTGACGGGGGCTATCTTTGGCTGGCGCGTGGGAGGCTCTATCTTGGCCTGCGCTCCGCTGGCTGCCGCCGTCCCGGTCATCCTGTCGTCCGAGTACTTCGCTTGGATCACCGGGGTCACCCTAGGAATCGCGGCCTGCCTCTTGCTGTGGCGCGCTTTTGATTACATCAAGGATAAGAACAATGAGCAGCCCAAGTGATCCGGTAGACTATAGCCAGATGGCTAAGGACGGAGTGATTTCCAGCGCCCTTGGTTCGTCTGCGGCCGTTGCCCGGGCGCTCCTGTCGCCTGAGCCTGTCGGCTTCCTGTGGATGCTCCGCTCGGCTGCCTCGGCGGCCGTGGTGGCCGTGCTGGTCGGGCTGGCTATCACCGACTATGTCACATCCTACACCCTCCGTCTGGCCGTGGCAGGACTCGCTGGCTTCGCCGCCCCGGAGGTGACGAACTTTGCCCTTTCATACCTCAACAAACAGTTCAGCAAGAAACTGAAAGAGGATAAGCCAGATGCCAAACCACAGACGAAGAAGCGCCGCTGAACAAAACCTGTTCATAGCGGTATGGTTCACCCTCGGTATCTCCGGGGGGTGCGCCTTCTATACTTCCTGCGTGATCCAGTCCACTCTGGACACCCTGTCCAGTTCGCAGGCGATGGCGCTCATCATCGTTGACGCAGGGAAGAACTTCGCATCGGACGATAGCAAACTGGGTGATAAACTAAATGATGCAACGGTAGCCCTACACAATACCTGTGATGTGGCCTATGCCGTGGCCGTAGGCTGCGTCATCATCGCCGGGGCTTTGCTCTGGAAGATGATTAGGGACAGGCTGTGAACACTAAGGTCGCTTGACGGCGGCCTAGATGCTGGAGACTATGTCTCATTCGCATCGGGTTGGTCGGTTGCCGTTGTGCGTGGCTCTAGGAAGACCCGAAGCGATATGACCCCCGTAGCCGACCTATCGGGCGGTCAGCCCTTCAAGACTTCCTGATCTGCTCCAAGAAAGACTCGTCAATCTTGTAGAAGTTCATCACCCGAATCTTGCCATCCTGAACGCGCTTGAGTTTGACGGCCTTGACCTTGGTCGTCTTGATGAGGTCGTGAAGCATAATGCCCCACATACGGCGAGTGCATCCTAGGATTACGCACCAATCATTGATGCTCTTGAACCCGGCAGGAATCGGTTGTTCCTTTTCGTTGCGCCGGAGGTACTCAAGAATCTTGTTTGCTAGATTTAGGTTTTTCTTTTTCATTTGCGTAGTTAGGAATAAAGTATTGGCACTGGCCGTTGCTCTTCATCTGCGGCATCAGCCACGACTGAAGCAGGTCATCGGCCTTGATGGTGTAGCGAAGGCAGTTGTCCCGGTTGGCACAAAGCACATTGCGGATCCAGCCATCGCATTTGGAAATATCAGTCATTGGTACGAATGTTAAAGGTGTCGTTGCGGACGAGTTTGAATTGGTCTGTAGTCATATGCCTGATGACCCCGTCCTTGTCCAGCACTATGGCGAACAGGTCGTTGCAGAATGTCCCGCCGTCCCTGACATAGATGAGCATCCCGTACCCGAGTTCGGTCTCGACTGGCATAGGGTTGCGGAATTCGTGGATCATTTGACGGGCTGCCACTTGTTCCAAGGCTTTGCCATCAGTTCGTTCCAGCGATCCCGGTCAGCCTTATTGACCCGTTCAGCCAGCCGCTTCTCATAGGGTGTGAGTTGCTTGAGGCCGGGGTTCATAATCTCCGGGCGGCGCTTCTTAGGCTTCTTGCTCATCGGAGTTTCAAGAGAAGTTCCTCGTAGGTAATAGGGATGCCACGCCCGAACTTCATCCGGTTTTCGTGGCACTTCTTGCGTTCATCCTCCGAGAACCTCCGCATAATAACTAGAGTGACCTTCTCGAAAGTAGGCAGGGATAGGTTGTCGAAATGGGTGGCATTATCCTCAGTCATAACGACCCAGTCCTTCTTCTTGTACTTGAGGCTCACGGCTACACTCCCTTCCTGAGGGTCTCGATTTCCTCGAGTGTTCGGAGCCAGCGGGCGTTATCGACCTCGGACTCGATACGCCAATAATTCACGGCGCTGTTAAGGCGCTCGACCTCGGCCCGGAGGCTGGCGATTTCTGCGGATTGCTCGCCAAGTTGTCCGGCATCGTGAACAGCCTCATACTTTAGTCGCTTGTTCTCTTCAGTCAAGTCACGGACTTTGCTCCCAAGATCCAAGACATTCCTGTTCAGATTATGGAAGTGCAGGTAGTCGATTTCAATCTTCATCAGGCAGGGTAGTACCAGCCCTTGCCGAAGCGGTGGGCTTGCTTGCCGATGTAGTTATCACCTTCCACTCGATACCACATAAATCCGTTCTGCCAGCGTAGGGTGGAACTGTGCCTCATCGCGTATTCAGCGGAGTCGATACGCATAGCACAGCCGCACAGCCAAGACGCGCCGCCCTCAAAGGACTCGTTGTTCAACTGCTCTAGGCGATGCAGGTGACCCATCGTGAAGCCGCCGCCCGGAGATCCGAACGCACGGGCATCCTTTAGCAGGGCGTTCATCCCGTGGGAGAAGCCGTGGATGAATGTCAGGGGGCCGATGACAATACGGCCGTGCTTGACGCTGTAGGGCTTGATGACCTTGCAGCCGACCTTACGGAGCGTCCGCATAATGCGGTCTTGGATCTCCTGCATATCCTCCCGGGTCTTGATGGAGTCCGTACTATGGATGATCTGCCGGATGCGGTCATCGTGGTTGCCCATAAGGAAGTGGGTAGGCTTGTAACGCTCCAGCCATTTGATGCCAGCCTCTAGGTCTTCCTTGACCCCTTCACGGGCTTCCGTGGAGTCTTTGTCTACCCCGCGCCTCGCCCAGCGGAAGTCCCAGTTATCGCCTAGGTGTACCCGGTACTTGGGGCGCACCCGTTCAACGAAGGCCATAATCCCATCGAGGGTATTCTCGCAGGCTAGGTCGCCGTGGTTGTCGCCCATAGCGACAATCTCATATGGGGTACTCATCGGTTTCTGCGTTCGGATCGTTCGGGGGTGGGCAGGTTGTACCGCTCACAGTAGTAGTAAATGCCACGCCTGCAAACATTGAGGCGGCGGCAGGCCGCGCTCAGGCCAATCTTCAGGGCGAGTTCGTAGGCCACGCGCTGCTTCAGGCCACGGGGTACATTCTGGGTGTACGACCCAGTCTCAATGATTTCCTTGGCCTTGGCATCCAGTTCCCACGGCTTGTGGACTACCGGGATGTTGTTGGCCTTGGCGTAATCAAGGATCTTCTTAGTGGAAACGCCCCAAGACTGGGCGGCGGCCGGGATTGAGCAGGCCGTCTTCACGATCATCGTGCAGGCGTTCTCTACCTTGCTGCGAGTATTTCGTTTGCTGAAATCGACCTTGGAATCGTGCTGCACCCCGGGAGGCTGCATAGATGCCATCAGCGCCCGGACGCGCTCAGGATCTAGGATCTTATTTGCCTTCAGCATCTTCGTATTTCTTGAGGCGAGCCTTGAGGTCATCGTTCTCCACTTGGAGGCAGCCGATGATGTCGGTGGCATCGTTCAACTTGGATTTGAGCGTCTCAATCTGGTGGGCGACTTCGGACAGGAAGTCCTCGATGGTCTTGGCGCTGGTCATCGCTTCATCAGGCCGAGGCCGTAGTTGAGGATTTCGAGTACCTCCTCATCGGAGATCTCCACCACCTGAGTGATGATGGAGACCTCAAACGAGTTGTTAGTTCCGGTGACCTCGTCAAGGAGGATGGGTTCCTCTTGAGGGTCATAGGTGTTGTGCGTGTCTTTCATAGGATTAGAACGGAACTTCGTCGATGATGTCGTCGATGGACTGCGGCTCGGACTTAGGAGCAGAGCCAGAGGTGGCGGCGGCGTACATCTCTTCGGCGCGCTTCTTGAGGGCGATGTCCTTAGGCGAGATTGAACCCTTGAATTCCTTTGGGGTGTAGACCTTAGCCCAGTAGTACAGGTCGCCGCACTTCACGCCCTTGTCGCCCTTGAGCGGCAGGCTGGAGAGGGTCTGACCCTTGCGGTCACCGAAGGGAACGATGGGGTCGTTGCCATTGGAGGCAGCAGCCGGAGCAGCGGCGGCCGGAGCCGGGCGATACACAGGAGCGGCGGTCTCAGTCGGAGCGTTATCGCTGACGAAGTAGTCGGCGTTGGTCACGATGTTCTGGACGGAGGCAGCACCGCCGCCAGCCCAACCCGGGAGTTGCGGAGGATTCCAGCGGAAGCGGTTACCCTGCTTTGTCTTGCCGTCATACTTGCCCTTGGGGTCGATGACAGCCCAAGCCTCGGGGAGATCGTAGAGGTAACGGCCGATGCCGAGATTGACCACGGCGCGCTTCATCGCACCGGAGGCAGCGGACTTGAACGGGTCGATGTCGCCGTTGGCTTCCACGCAGCAGGAGCCAGTCACGGAACGATAGGGGAACAGCGGGGACTCGTTGCTGTCGCGCTCGATGGTGATGGTCACAGTGCAGACAGCCTGAGTGCCGATC